GGTAATCATTTTAGCTATATCAGCTATAATACTTAGCGTAAATTTGCCGAATGATTTGGTTCCATTCTCTGCGAACTGATCTATGGCTGATCCAATAGTATTGGTGAACATACTAAAGGCACCCTCTCCCATCTTGCTATAGTTCAGAGCGTCATCGTTGAACTGATTAAAGGATTTTTCCCAACCGAAGGAAAATGAATACTGTTGAGCGTTTATGCTGCGGATCGTGGACTCAGTTAGCTCGATGTACATCTTCCCCTGTTCTTGGATAATGTCTCGCTGTTGCTCTAGGACTACAGCCAACTTCTCGTTGCCCATAATGCGAGCATCAAGAATCTTTAATGTAATCTGTGCTATCTGATTGCTAAGTTGTTGTTCTACATTAAGAACGTCCATCCTTACTTTCTGTTCGCGTTGCGCGTAGACCGCTATTTCAGCGCGAGTCGTAACCTGTTTTAATGCTAATTCATTCTGACGAATATACTCTGCCGACAGCAATTTGGCCCGATCCAATGTCTGCTGCATTTGTACCGCTTTAGCCGCGTCGGGGTCTTTTGCAGCGGTTACAACTCGTCCTGTGCCAGCCACACCAGAAGCCGACTTTCCTAATGGATCGATAACGTCCTGCATCAATCTTTGATTCGCCGCCCACGTTTCAAGATTCTTCGCCTTCAGAGCGTCGTATCCGGCAGCAATACCTTTAAAATCTCCCGCCAATACTTTTGCTAAAGATGACCCCATAAATACTAGAGTATCGGCAAGTTGAGCCACCGCCGATGCCAGCGTATTTATTCCAACCGCCGCATGTTTAACAAACCATTCTAATTTCTCAAAAAAGAATTTGGACGCCGCAGTATTTTTATTCCAGTGATCGAACAACGTGCCAAGCGTAGGGATAACCGCGTTAGTAAACATCAGCATTGTCTGACCAGCTTTTGCGCTTAAAGCGTCATGCAACCTTCCGGCTTCTTCTACCGCTGCCGCATAAGCCTTAAACTTATCCCGCGCCGCCTGTGTTCCATTCACCAAACCGATCCAATCTACGCCCTTACCTGCTCGGCTGAACATCTCCACTCCCGCAGCAGCCCTAATAATTGGGTCTTGAATAGCGGCAATAGAATATAGAGTCTTGTCGAATAACTTATCCGGGCTTAGTTTAGCTAGATCATTTAATGAAACGCCCAAGCGACCGAAGGCTTGTTGTGCGCCTAGTGAACCCTGTGCGGCTTCGCCTACTTTAGATGAGAACGAGGATAAGAACTTGCCAGCGTTATCGGCTGACCCTCCATTTTCTGCCAGACCCTTAGAAAGGGCTAGTATAGAGGCTACAGCGACTTCATTGGCTTTGGCAGTATCAGAGATAGCGTCACCGTAAGATAACGCTTTGTAGGTCATTGCAACGAAGGCAGCACTTGCTATCGTCGCGGCTTGCTGTGCATTATGAGCGAATTTTGCGAGACTGCGATCAGCACCCTCGATGCCCTTCTGAAACTCTGCTGAGTCCAGCCCCAGAACTACGCCAAGTCTTGCTAACATTCCCATCATTTACCCCTTAAATATTTTCTTGGGTGCGTTCGGTGCTGATCTCATATAACTTTGCAAAGCCGTATTAGCGGCTGCGTCTTTTTGTTCCTTCGTCAGCGGTGGGTATAAATATTCATACGCCTTCGGTATGATGTCTTGTAGTTTAAAAGCGGTCTGATTTTCAGACCTCATGTAATTATATATCGCGCCAGTCAATGATCCTAGCACTTCTAACATCCCACGATTCCCGATAAGCCCGTCGGCATACATAATACAAATATCGGTAAATCGTTCTTCGTCTATGCTGTCAGGATCAGTTCCGTTTGCAGTTAGCATCGCTTTTACCTGCCTACGAACCGACCCCGTTATTTTCCCTTTGCTTCCTCGTATCCGGGAGAGACTGTCTCACTGATGTTTTTAATCACCTGTAGCTGAATCGGCAGAGGGAATAACTCATCTATCATAGGGTAGGTGATGTTAGCCATATCAAAGTCTGCTTCTTCTGGTACTAGCAGTCGGAATAGTTCTGTAATACGTTGCTCCAATATTCGTTTGTTCGTTGCAGCCGCCTTCATAGAGTTGCCATCTACTAAAACATCGTCCTCAGTAATGTGGCAGTTCTCGCCTTCTTCTAAATCTTTAATCAGATCTTGGTAGTAAATGTCGATGATTTCATCATCTATCAATTCCATCCGAACCTGCATCTCCTCGAATTCTTTTGTAAGCGGTACTTTAACTTTAAAGGTATGACCGCCCATAGTGAATGAACGAGTCCTTACGCTTTCTTTATGCTTTACGAACTGTGAACCTAATGCCTTCTCTAGCTTATTCATGTCTTGTCCTTTTATATTTTCTTCGATTTGAATTTATCTAAATTTTGTTTTATTAATCCCGCCAATTGATTAAGTACCGTTCCCGCCTCTCCTTCTAATGCCGGACGTAGAAATGGAGTTCCCACCATATTCTTTGTCCCGAACTCTACCGCCGCCGCTCTCATATCACTTTTAATTCCGATCTGCTTCTCGCCAGTTTTTTGATTGGTGAATTTTGTTTTGGCTAACTTCTTTCCGGGTGCTGTTGTAACCAGCCCAATTACCGTATCAGTCTCACTTATATACTTCGACCTCTTGTCTTTTCCAGTAGGCTTCCTAGATTCGACCCTTAGAGACGCTGCCAGCGCGCCAGTGTCTCGTGGTACTAATGCTATTGCCTGAGCGAGAACGGGCGTCATAGACTGTCTGACAGACTTTCTTAGAATGGCTTGGTTATCTTTCGGGCCAAAGTTGTCCGATAACTCTTGAAATACATCTTTTAGTTCTTTGAAGCCTGTAAATTTAACGGTGGTGTTAGCGGTGTTAACCATTAATCACCCTTAACAACGAGTTTTTGATAGATCGCGTTATTGAGTTGGACAGCGTAATCCGCTACCTCGTCCGGGGTCATTGTGTTGGCGTGATTCTTAGCTATCTCATAGGCGAGATGAATTCCAGCTATGCGCTGTTGCTGATGAGAGAACCAGTTTTTCTGTCCTGAGTTCGCTTGCAGAATTATATAGTCGAGTAGCCCTGCGGAATTGTCTGTTGTCATATTGTATTTCCCGCCCCGAAGGGCGGGGTTATTCCTTTAGGCGTTGTTTGACCAGCCGTAGTTCAATCCACCAATAGGATGTATGGTGAATATGAACTTGCTTTCTGCATTAGGTTGCAAGTCCCATTGCAGACCACCAACCATACCATTGAAAGCGTAAGCTACGGTATCGACCCCATCATATACAGCGACAACATAGGTGCGAACAACCGTTCCACCATAGCCATCTTCACGGATTTGCAGTTGTGCTACGTCAGCCGGATTCCAAGCTGCGGTAGTTGTTAGTGAGGTCACTTGATTCTGAGTTGTGACCTTTGCGCCAGTTCTTGCACCAGCGACCGAGTAGGCGGCTACAGCGTCATCAGCACCAAAAGCAGGTACAGCCTCGACAGGAATCTGTATACCACTAACACCAGTGCCACCAGCAGAAACCCCAACGATTGCTGCAACATGAGCCGTCCACACTGAAAGATCAGCTATGCTTAGTGGTGTTGGAGTTTCAGCAGACTGCATCCAGAGGGTTGCTGTGTATCCGGGTAAAATTTTATTAATCAGTGCCATAATAATTCCTTTGAATAAGATTTAAGAAATTTTGTCTTATGATGATGTTGGAATGTCCATTTTTACATCTAGTATAATTTGATTCATGCCGAGTTCGTTATCATAGGTATTGTATAACCAATGTACGTCTGCTTTAGCAATGAAAAATCCTTCTGCTAGACTACCGAATAATCCCGAGTAGCCGTGCAATTCTTGCAGTATCGTATTGCCCAGACTAAAAGCGTCTGTCATAGCCTTACAAAATATCGAAGTCTGAAAGATCGGCGTGTCGATACCTTTGTTATCCTGAGTCTGTCCAGTGTACACGGGCTGATGGACGTTCCGCAGTTGCCACGTTATGAACTTTTCTTCTGTTGCCCAATTCCGATTAAAGTTTGCATAGACTGGAACAGGATCGACAATCGCGGCAAGTTGATACTGTATAGCTTGGGCGTACACATACGGATTATTCTGGGTTGTCATACAGGTGTCTCCGGGTCGTTGCGATAGCAGATATAAGTCACCTTCATCCGATCATTCGATTCCCTAATGTCCGTAATTCTCCAATCAAATCCGCGCCAAGTAATGCTAAACAAATTCTGGTTATCTACGATCTCCTTATTATTCGGAGTGTAATTAACCGTGATCTTTACTAAGTCTTGATAGACTCTATATCTCTCGCTTATCCGTAATGAATTAGCTACGTCAGCCACAAGCCCTCGCGTCTCGAACCACGGAGTAGTCGTGGTCGTGTATTCCCCAACGGTATCAACCCCGTTGGTGACGTTATTAATCGTAAGGTTCTCATAGCGAACTATAGTCATTACATAACCAGAGGTTTGTAAGGTCTTAGCAAAGTATCCACGCCCCAACTAATCATTTGAGTTGTATTCATCGCCCCGCTGCTAGTCGCGCTTCTGTTGTTATAGATGTGCGTAAGCAGCATTAATCCAGCCTGTTTAACGACAGGATAATTCGCAATAGGGTTAGCGTTTTGCGTGTATGTAACTATGATCGGATTAGCAAAGGTCTGATTAAGCGTGGTCGGTATTGCTGATACCACAACTCTATTCCCTGTCTG